CGGATACGTGCCCAGAGCCAGCGCAGTCGTCGGAACCAGCAGCTTCCCGCTGCTCGCCGTGTTGTCGTACACCGTGATGTTGCCGGCTGCGACGGTGCAGCGGTAGGCGAAGTACTCGCCTGCGCCAGTCAGGATCTGGGTCGTAGCCGTGGGATTGGCAAGCACTTCTTCCACCGCCTCGCTGAGCGCCAGCACGCCGCCGTCGGAGCCCACCAGTGCGGTTTCGTCGCTGTTGAACGTGGGCACGACCTGCGCCTTGCCCTGCCGGTTCAGCACGCCGATCCACTTGCCCGAGGTGTCATCGAACAGGTCAGAGGTCTCGCCAACGGTCGTACCCATCACATCACCTCCGAAGGTGTAGGGCTGGAGTAACCCTGGAACATGCCCATGACGTCGCGCATGCCGTCGGGGTTGATGTCGCCGACCGTCTTGGCGGTCTGCGCTGCGGCGGTGGCCGAGGCCGCAGCCTGCATGGCCTGCTCCTGCTGCGCGCGTGCGGCGCGGATCTCGGCGACCTTGTCGTCGGGCACGATGATCTTGGGGTTGACGCCGAACAGTTCGCCGTAGTCGTCCACCACCTGGTCGAAGTCGACCTTGTCCAGCACGTCGGGCTTGAGCCCGGCCAGCGTGCCCACCGTGCCAAGCAGTCGGTCGGTGCCGGCGGCGGCCACCGCGCGCTGCGCCTGGGCCAGCGTGCTGACGAACTCGATCTCCAGGTCCGCGCCTTGGATCTCGGACGGCGCGGGCGGCAGGATGCCGGCCTCGGCCATGCGGTCGAAGGTGATGTCGATGAGGGGCGAGAGGAGCTCGTTGTGCAGGCGCTCGAGCACCGGGCCCAGCATCAGGAGCTTCTCCTCGTGGCGCTCTGCGACCTCGGTGGCGGTCATCTTGCCGTTGGCCGGTTGCGACGCGAGCATCAGGAAGAGGTCGGCGTAGTAGGCCTGGTTGATCCGGTTGCGCGTGTCCTGGATGTCGGCCAGCAGGTAGTCCAGGCGCAGGTTGACCTCGTAGGCCGAGCGCACACCGCCGCCCGGGCCGGTCGCGTCCACGAACATCACGCCGCCGGGCATGCGCTTGCTGGCCTGGTCCTTGTACTGCACCGGCACCTGGATCGGCGGGTTGACCATGTAGTCGACCGCCTGAGCCTTGCGCAGCTGCTCGTGCTGCAGCTGGCGCACGTCGCCCAGGCAGTCCATGCCTGGCGAGCGCCCGTAGACGTCGTTGCCCGTCACCACCCAGCGCGGCGCCAGGACGGGGAATCGCTCGAAGCCGGACTCGCTCAGAACCCTGTCGTAGCCCTGGTCGGTGTTGGGCTCAAAGTAGACCGAGGCGAACGGCATGTTCGTGTTGTCGCGCTTGCCCCGGTCGCGGTCAGCGCGGGGCTCGGTCGCGTGGATGATCGGCACCCACGAGTCCGGGCTGTTGCGGTCGTACAGGTTCTGCACCGCGGTGCTGCACTTGTCCTTGCCGAACTGCTTGACCATCTGCCCGACGGTCATGGAGAAACTGCGGAAGATCGTGTCCACCACGCCCTGGTCGTTGGTCGCCAGCGCGTACTCGCCCACCGTCATGGGGTAGTTGTGGATGACGTTGTCGAAGTTCGGGCGCACGAAGTTGGCCCAGGTGCCGAAGGCGCCGAGCTCCTCGTAGCACTGGTGCAGCGCGGCGTAGGTGTTCGACGACGAGAAGATGGCCCGCATCAGTTCGCCCGTGTCGTGCAGCCACTGGCGCACGGGTGCGTACTCCATCAGGTCCGTGTCGTTCAGCCCGAGCCGGAACCACGGCCTGGCCGGCGAGGTCATGCCCGACATCATCCCGCTGGCCAGCGTGCGGTGCGCGAAGATCGCGGTGTTGTCGTAAATGACCTTGTGCTTCTTGTGCCCTTGGTTGACCTCGGACTCGCTGAAGCGGCCAGCACGCGGCAACTGGTACTCGGCCAGGTCCTTCCAGTGCGAGTCCCAGGACGAGCGCTCGTTCCAGAGCGCGCCCTTGCGACGAGTCAGTCGCTCTCGGCGGTTGATCGGGTCAGCGGCCACCGGCTAGACCTTGTTCTCGTCGAGGCGGTGGTCGCCGCACCAGTCGGTGACGAACACGACAGGATAGCCGCCCATCGTCGGGGCGTGGCGCCGGCAGCGCCCGACCTTGTAGAGATCGCCTTCCTGCATCCCGTTGTGCTGCTTCGGCGCAAACCAGATGCAGGACGAGCAGCGCATTCCGGCGCTGCGGTGCTTCCAGGGGTCGTCCATGTTCAGCCTCCCAGCAGCGTGTTGCCGCCGGTGTTCAGTGCGCTGTTGGCCACGCCCGACGGGCCGGTCAGCAGCGTGCCGCCGCCCATGCCCACGGCGCGCGAGTTGCGCTTCTTGAGGTTGAGCGTGTCGGGGAGCTTCTGCTCCTGGGGCGGGGTGACCTTCGGGACCTTGGGCGCGCTGACGCACATGGGTTATCGCTCCTGGTTGGGCAGGCGGGGCTTGCTGACACTGCCGCCGAGCGACCCGCTGCCACCGCCGCTACTGCCAGCGGCCGTGGACTGCGAGCCGGTGAGCAACGTGCCCCGCCCTCCTCGCGTCGAGCGCATCGCAGCGCCGCCAATGGCCGGCGAGCCGAGGATCGACGAGGTGGGGAGCGCGCCGCCGATGGCGCCCTGCATGTCGCGGCCGAGTGCACACATCGGTGCGATTGTCAGCGGGCCGGGCTACAGCACGGGCACGCGGTCAGAGGTGGGCCAGCGGGTCGTAGTTGAGGACGTCCTCGGTCACGCCCGTGCGGACCTCGATGCCGTAGCTGGCCAGGAGCTCGGTGCGCTTGTCCACGTGCACGGGGTAGGCGAAGGTCAGCGCCAGCGCGTCGCCGCTGTCGGGGCTGCGCTTGATGCGCTTCTTCACGTCGTCCTTGGGCTCGAGCGAGTAGACGTCGCTCGCCGCGGTGAACTTGAACGTGGGGCTCGCCAGGTCCTGCTTGAGGTCGATGTCGGGCGGGATCGCGCCACCGGCTGACAGCCAGTCACGCGTCTCGAACCACATCTCGGTGCGCTTGTTGACGTAGCGCGGGCGCCCGGCCTTGGCCCCGAAGTGCACGCCCACCACGTCGTGGCCCAGTTGGCGCAGGCGGTCGATGACCCCGCCGCCGTTGCCCTCGTCGATGAAGACGGCGTCGGGCTTCCACGAGCGGATGACCTCGGCCACGTGGGCGGCCAGCGTCATGTTGTCGATCTTGGGCCAGGCCTTGGGCGGCCAGCACATCCGGCCCTGGCGTCGCACGATGACGCTGCGGTCGTCGCCGAAGCGCGCAGGGTCGACGCCGAGGATGCGGGGCGCCCACTCGTAGTCGATGGGGTCGAGGTGGCGGCGCGATGCGTCCTCGACGTCGGCCAGACTGATGAGCTGGTCGTCGCCGGCCGCCGCGAAGTCGCAGAGGTACTCACGGGCGAACGAGGTCTCGCTCATCGCCGCGCGCAGGCGGGCCACCTCGACGGGGTCCAGGGCCTCGGTGTCGTACACCGTGTAGCGCGCTGCGAACCAGTCGGGCAGCGTGCCGGCCTTGAAGTACAACTCGCTGAAGAGGTTGACCCCGTGGGGCGTGCCGATGAAAAGCGCGTAGCCCTTGCGGTCGGACAGCGCGGGCTGGATGACGTCGTCCCAGACCGTAGGGTCCATCTGGGCCACCTCGTCCATGACCACGCCGTCCAGGCGCACGCCGCGCATCGCGTCAGGGTTGTCGGCGCCGTAGATGCGGATCGTCGCGCTGTTGCGCGTGAAGCGCACGTAGAGCTCGGACTGGTTGATCTCGGCCAGGCCCGCGGTGACCAGGGGCGCCACGATCTGCTGCAGGCGCGCCCACGCGATGGCCTTGGCCTGCTTGAGCAGCGGCGCGACGTAAAAGAACAGCCCGAGGTCCAGGTCGAAGCGCAGCGCGCTGTCGGTCAGCTGGCGCAGGGCCAGTTCGGTCTTGCCAGCCCGGCGGTGCAGCGCCAGCACCGTGAAGCGCTTGCGCTGCATGTGGCAGGCCTTCTGCCAGGCCCGTGGCCGGTAGCCCAGGTCGATCTGCATCAGGCGATCGGCTCGTCGTCCTCGGGCTGCGGGACGCCTGTCGTGACGACGAAGGAACCCTTCACCGGCCCGCCGTCCGCGCCCGTGAGCTCGGTGCGGTCGGCGAAGACCTGCTTGCGCCTGCCCTTGAGCAGGAGGGTCAGCAGGCTGTCGCTGAAGACGCGCTTCTGGCCCACCACCACGCCCTGGTGGTAGATGTCCTCGGTCGTGCCCGCGATCGCCCGGCGCCGTGCCTCGGCCTCCAGGGCGTCTGCAGCCTCCTCCATCGCGTCGAGGCAGGCCTGGTTGAAGTCGGGGTCGTCCTTGCGCCTGCGATGCACTGTGACGCGGTTTACGCCCGCCAGCGCGGCGGCGCGCGACACGACGCCCTCGACGGCCAGTGCCGACAGGAACGCCTTGGTCCAGTGCTGCCTGAGATCCCCCATGCACCAGATTTTCAGCGCGCTGCTACTCGCCACGGGCACGGCCGGGGGCCTTGTACCTCGCCACCGTCTGCCCGCGCCGCTGGCCCCAGATGATCTTGGCCACGCAGGACTTGCTGACCTCAAACTTCTCGGCCAGCCAGCCCATGCTCTTGCCCTCGTCCCTGAGCTCCAGCAGGACATCGACCTCGTGGTCCGACAGCACCGCGCCAGGGTGCGACTCGCCGATCAGTTGCCCGCGCTCGTTGACCGCGAGCATGCGCTTTTTTACGCGCTTCTCTACGCCCGTCATGCCAGTTCCTTTCACGTTGCTATGCGTTGTGCAACACCGCTGCGCGTATACTTGCGGCGTTGTCACTACTGCCCGCCGCTATGACCAACCACACCCACAACGGCCGCGTGTTCACGTTGCAAGGCACCGAGCCCTACACCCGGAAGAACGGGACCGAAACCACGTTGAACGTCTGGCACGCGCCATGCGCCCACCCGGGCTGCGCCGAGCCTTGCGTTGTGAAGACGCCGGGCGAGTCCGAAGCCGCGCATTCCAAAGCCTTCAACCGGCTGCACTGCGCCACGCACGCGCTGCCCATGCACGAGGTCAGGCGCCGCGGCGCGATCTCCCAGTGCAAGGCCCGTGCGAAGGTGACGGACGCCGAAGTTGCAGAAATTCGCGCGTATGCAGCACAGGGGTTGACCCCTGAAGACCTTGCGTTGACGTACCCGTTGACCAGTCGGACGATCCGAGAAGTCATTGCAGGGCGTCGTCGCTGACCCCTGCAACGCGAGCAACGCGAGCAGGGTATATCGTAGATATACCCATGCTGCGTGTTGCATTTGCGCGTAGCTGCAACGCGCAACGTGCGTGCACGTTGCAGTCGTGTTGCACGTGTTGCATCCCAACGTGCAAAAAGCTGCACGCTCACAGAACACTGAGGCACCCATCGTTGCCCACCCAGTACGGTGCCGAGTCACCCGCCGACAGGTTCTCGAGCGCCCGCCGAGCCCTCTGGCGACGCGTATCGCGCTTGCCAGACTCAGCCTCTGGAAGCCTGCGCACCGTCTCCGCAAGCACCGCCTCGACCTCAATGCCCTCGGTCTGAGCCTTGGCGAACTCCTGGATGACGTCGTTGACCACCACCTCGACCGGGCCCAGCTTCCGGGTCAGCGTGGCCTTGGGCACCTCGGCCGTCCGCACCACGCAGGACGTGATGGCCTTGCCCCTGGCGTCGTGGCCGAGGTGCACCACGTCGAGGTCGAAGCCCCACTCCAGGTTGTCCTCGCCGTCCTTGGCCTTGGTCAGGCGCAGGTAGCGTCCGCCCGTCTCCAGGCGCACCACCTCGATCTCAGCGTCCACCGCCGCGCGCAACCCCGACCAACCCCGTGCGCCCTTGGCCTGATCCTTGCCCGAGTGGTGCACCAGCAGCACCAGGCCGCCCGTGGCCTCCTGGATGCGCTTGCAATGGCCCAAGGCCTTGCCCATGTCCTCGCCGGCGTTCTCGTTGCCACCTGCCGTGGTCTGGGCCAGCGTGTCGACCACCACCACACCCACCTTGCCCAAGGCCTGCAGCCCAGTGATGAGCTCCTTGGTGTCGCCCTTGTCGAGGAGGTTGGGCGCAGCGTTGAGGACCCAGAACGGCAGACCGTTGAGGTCGGCCTCGTGGTGCTGGGCGTAGGCCGACAGCCGCTTGCGGAAGCCTCCTGAGCCCTCGGCCACGACGTAGGCCACCGCAGCCTGCTCGACGTAGCGCTCGCGCCAGGGCACGCCGCGCGCCACGGCCATCATCAGGTCGAGCACGCCGAAGGTCTTGCCGCTGCCACTGGCGCCGTAGACCACCGCCAGGCCGTGCTGGGGCAGGACATCGTCGACCAGCCACGGCAGGCCCTCGACGCTGGCAAACGAGGACGCAGGCTCGAAGACGTACTTCTGGCCCCGCGGCTTGGCGCCTGGCTCAGGCTCCACGATGTCGAACTCGTCAGCGCTGGCCGGCGCTGCGGGGCCGATCGGCACGCCAGCATCGCCCGCCAGCTTCACCAGCGTACGGCCAGTGACTGCGGGCCCGTCGTAGCGCCCGAACGAGTCCCAGCGGTGGCGCAAGACGTCGCGCCCGGGGTACTTGCCCCCGCGCTCGCTCCAGTCGTTCCAGAGGTCGAAGCCTTCGCCCCTGGTTTCGTGGTGCAGAGCCATGCCGGTGTGCAGCCAGTCGTCGTGCCCCATGTCGGGGTCCATCGCGGTGAGCGCTGCCTCGATCTCGGTGGGCGTGAGGCCGAGGATCTCGTCGTTGTGGCCCGTGGCCTCACGATCGACGCGCTGGCCGAAGCGCTTGGAGAACAAGGCCATCACCTCGGGCGTGACCTCGGCCACCACGTCGGCGTTGCCCAGCAGGTCGGTGACGTCGAGGCGGTTGCCGGTGAAGGTGACGAACCCGCTGGTGGAGAAGGTCTCGAAGCCGAACTCGCCGTCGAAGGACTTGCGGTTGAGCAGGTTGCCCTTGAAGAGGACGCGCACGCCGCGCCCGCTGGGCGACCACTCGGCATATGATTGGCACGCGATGGCGGAAACGTCAGGGTGTAGCTCGCCCGATGCAAGGACGCAGTTGTCGAAGTCCAGCGCCGTCAGCCCCCACTCGGGCATCAACGCGATGCCCACGCCGTCCATGTTGCGGCGAGCCGCCGCGGCGCGCGCCGCGTCGAACGTCACCAGCTGCTGGCGATCTTGGGCGGTGCCCTGCTTGCCGTGGCGCCTGGCGCCGCTGGCGTAGAACGGCACCTTGCGGGGCTTGTCCTCACCCTCGTGGTACTCCAGGCGCCACATCAGCCAGGCCGGCAGCGTGCGCAACTCGGCCGGGCACTGGGTCGTCAGGTGGTGCGGGTTGATTTTGGTCACGGTGTTCATCGCACCGCGCCGTTACAGCCCGAGGGTCAGTTGCCTGGAGTCGACGATCGGGAACTCGCCCGCCGTCACGACCGCGTCGCCCAGGCACTTGCGCGCGAACTCGCACTGGCGGCAGGTCGAGTTGAGGTCGGTGCGGTGTACGACGGGCAGGCGGCCCTTGGACGCCTCGGCCATGACCTTGGTCTCGCGCTCGATGGCGGCGGCCAGCGCGGCCTTGGCCTCGCGCTTGTAGGCCTTGTCCCCGCTGGCAGCGAGGTGCCGCAGGTACTGGGCGCTGGTCCCGGTGCGCTCGGCGAGGGTCTCGTGCTCGGCGGGGGTGGCGGCGCGCAGCCAGGCCTTGAGGGGGGTGATGGTGTTCATCCCGACACTTTAGCATCAAGTAAAGCGATTGCAGCAACTTGCTGGCGGCCAACATCGCCGACTTGGCGGTGTGAAAGGAAAGACCCAGCTCCGCGCTGGGTTTTTCTTGCCCGTGGGTTTTAGCAAATGCTACAGTCGAGCCATCGACAACGCAACTGGAGCACCACATGCCCAGGCCCCCGATCTACCTGTCTGGCCCCTACCGGCGCCCGACCACCTACCTCATCCGCAGCGTGCTGCTGGCCGTGGCCATCGGCGTCGCGCTCGGCGTGGCGATCACGCTCGGGGTGTCGTGATGGGCGTGATCCTCAACGAACCCAGCCCCGGCTGCAGCGGCGACTGCCGCCAAGG